TCATCGGCTCGACGCATCGTCGGGTTCTTCCGACGCCTTGCCGGATCGCACCCATTCGTCGACTTCATCGGCCTTGAACTTCCAGAACCTCCCTACTTTGTGGGCCGGCATGTCCTTTTTCCCGATCCACGCATAGACCGTGTCCCTGCTGACCCCGAGGTATTCGGCGATTTCCTCGACGGACAACCATCGGTCGGACATGGTGGTTCCCACAGCATAGACACCCATGATCAGTGATTCTGCCATAGCTTCAGCGGGATTAAAACCGGTTTTATGCCGAACTGTCCTGATTAGGCGGGGTCGAGTCGGAGGTCGTAGGTCTAGATGAGAGTAGAAGCGTGGTCTCGGCACTCCGCCTTACTACCAACCCGGGCAGCACCTTCCCGCCGCTATACACCCACCGGCGCAGCTCCCTGGCAGCGCTCGACCAGTCGCGCTGGTTGACCCGGCGCCGTAGAGTCGAGGTCTGCAGCCGCCCTGCGCCGAGGTTGAACGTGAAGTCCACGATGGCCGCGAGCCGTTCCTCGGGCTCCGTCGCCAGCACCGGACAGTAGCGCAGTGTGGCGGCGAGCGCGGTTCGCAGATCCTGAGCCAGATAGATCTCGCCCTCATCCTCGGTGATCGGCGGATGGTCAGGCTTGCAAAGGTGTCCGTAGCCGATCGTCCAATACCCTGCCGGGCAAATATAGGGGTGCGCGCGGCGCTGCGGATCGTGCTTGGGCACCCGATGGAATCCCTCGAATCGCTTTGCCAGGCCGACCGCAGCCAATGGCACGTCGATCATGGACGCACTCGGTCGAAGACGCGGCCGAGGAACCAGAAGTTGAGCACGCCGGCCCACAGCGCCTGATCGGCCTCGGTCCAGGCGGCCTGGATGGCCGGAATCCACTCCACGCCCGCATCGATCGCGCCGACGAAGGCTGCCGTCTTGGCGGCGCAGTAGAGCGCCATGAACCAATAGGTGATCACCGGCCGCACGCTCGACGACAGCGCATCCGCCCAGCGCACGCCGGATCGTTGCCCTTGTGAGGCGACGGCTTCCTTCAGCGCCTCGATGGCCCCGGCGTTCCACGCGGCATCGGCAGCAGCGCCGATCTCGGCCATGCGCTGGGCGCCGCGCAGCTTCTCGAACTCCAGCGCCTTGTCCTGCATCGCCAGCTCGTGGCCGCGTTCGCCCTTGCGGTCGAGCCACTTGAGGATTTCGGGAGCGAGGCGGAAGGCCCCGCCGAGGAGGCCGCCGAGCAGGGTCTCGATCATTGGTCACCTCCGAACACCTTGAGCTTGATGACGGCGCCGGCGACCAGGGCCAGCAGGAAGCCGGTGGTGACGAGCCGGACCACGGTCTGCCAGGCGGTGTGCTTGGCGGCGTTGAAGGCCTCGAGCAGGCCGCGCAGCTCGCGGATGTCGTGGGCGGCGTCCTCGCCGTCGAGGCCCACGTCGGCCAGGGCGCGCCTCGCGCCGCGCTCGGCGGCGCGTGCGAGCAGTTCCTCGAACTCGTCGCGCGGCATGACGACCATGCCGTCGTGCAGGGTGGGTGGGCTCATCGTTGGTCTCCGGAAACGAAGAACCCGCCGGGTGGCGGGTTCGGTGGATGAAGGAAAGGGATGGGTTCAGACGGCGATGCCGGGGCTCCAGCCGGTCGCCTTGTAGACCGAGAGCACGCCCTCGTCCTCGACGAAGCAGGTCCAGCCGATCTTGGGGACGTGGTATTCCCACACGCCCGCGATGCGTACCGCGATCTGGTCGGTGCGGCCCGCCCAGACGCCGGTGGCCGCTGCCGGCACGATGTAGCGATCGCCGTCCACGGGTGTCGCTGGCGGCGTGGCGAGGTCGCGGTCCTTGACCGACAGCCCGACCACGGCGCCGAGGCGCTTCAGGTTGGCGTCCATGCCGCCGTTCCAGTTGTGTTCGCCCTGGGCCCAACCGTAGGTCAGTCCCAGGTTCGGATCATTCAAAGCCATCAGGCACCCCCGTAGTAGTCGCCGTAACGCAGGCCGTAGCCGGTACGGTCGAATTCGATGACGTGTTTCTGCCAGGACACATGGCCGTCGCGGCTCGCCTCGATCTCCACCTTGACGTGCGCGTTGACGCGCCCCAGGCCGGAGTCGCCAAGCTCCTGCGCCAGAGGCCAGGTGGTAGCGTTGCCGGTGATGCCGCTCACCGTGCGCGCGAGCTGCCCGTTCTCGTTGTAGAAGCGCACGGTGACGGTCTGGCCCGTCTCCGGCGTGATCGCCCCCTCGGTCTGCAGCACGAGGTAGGCGGTCTGGGACTGGCGATTGCGCGTGGCCCAGCTCACGTTGATCTCGCCGGCCACCACCGTCGGGTAGCGCTTGCCGTTGACCTGGGCGTTGCCCGGGCAGTACGGACGGATGAAGCGCTTGTTGAGCGGCAGGCTCATCTCGGTGGCCGCCGCCTCGGGCAGCGTGCCGCGTGCGGTGCGGGTGAGGAGCTTCACGCGCACCGTCTCCCCGGCCACATACTCCGGCGTGAGGTAGTGGCGGAAGCCGTCCACGAACCAGATGCGGCTGCCGGCTGGGTGGCTCGCCGGCACCGTATCGAGCATTCCGCGCTCCAGGGTGACGGTCTGGGTGGCGAGGTTGAGCGACACCACCTTGAGCCATTCGCCGTCGATCAGCGCCAGGCTGCCTGCGTCCACCTCCTCCAGGCCGATGCCGGCGGTCAGCGCCACGCCCACCTGGGTGGCCGCCTGCGGCAGCATGGCGGTGAGGACGGCCGTCGGCGTGAAGATGCCGAAGCCCTTGTCGGTAAAACTGCCGCTGACGCGGGCCAGCGCCTTGAAGCCGAAGGCGTCCGACGATGAGCGCGAACCGCAGGCTGCCACCAGGCCGTCGAGATCACCGATGTCGCCGAGCAGGCTCTGGGACTCGCCGGTGAAGTCCTTGACCACCGACCAGTACGGCACCTCGAACAGGGTCTGGTGGGGGCACGGCGCCGGCAGACTGGTCGGCTCCGTCCAGCCCGAGGGCGGCGGTGCCGAGTAGACCGACTGCGGCAGGCCGAAGATGTCCTGCACGCACTCCACTCGCACCGCCCCGTTCGCCAGCTCCCCATAGGCGATGCGCGCGACGCGCATCACCATCTGGTCGATGCCGTAGGGCGGCCAGGAGAGCTTCACCACGTCGCCGATGTTGAGGCCGGAGGCCTGGCGGTTGGCGACGAAGGTGCATTTGGCGAGGGGGCTTACGAGTTGCTTCAACTCGCGCATGGCCACCCGGTTGGCCAGCTCCGCTCGGCTGATGCCGGGGTAGTTGACCGTGGTCGCCACCACGCCGCCGTTGAGCTGCACGGCGGCGATGTCCTGCACCGTGACGCTGCCGTCCTTGTCCGTGGCGCCGTCGCGGTAGACGACGGTCACCTGGTTGGTGATCTCGCCCCAGGAGGGCCGCGTGAATTCCTCGATGCGCAGGATGTTGCCCGGATCGAAGGTCGGCAGGCTGGAGAGCGTGTAATCGGCGCGCGCGAGCTTGAGGGTGAAGAGCCCGGTGCGCGGATGGACGTAGAGCAGTCCGTCCACGTGCCGGAGCACCGACAGGATGAAGTCCTCGATGGTCTCTTCCTTGTTCCACAGCAGCGACAGCCCGAAACCCTCGGCATGGAGCGTGCCGGCGGCCGCCGTGAAGCTGGCGTCGTCGATGTCGCTCGTCGGGTAGCCCATGCCCCACTCGCCGTTGGTGAGGCACTCGCGCACGATGTGGGCCGGGTTGGCGTCGCCGGAGATCTCGGCCTTGGCCGCGTACCACTGCCTCGGCACCCGCTTGGCGCGCACCGACCAGGGCTTGATGTAGGGGTTCATGGCTGCGACCCACACCCGGCGCAGGATCAGCGACACCACGCCGCGGAAGGCCGGAACGTCGGCGCCGAGGCGCTCCTGCAGGTAGGCGTTGCGTCCCTGGGTCGGCCCGCCCATCAGGATGTCCACCGGCCCCTGCACGCCGCCCTCGCGCTCCTCCCCGCCGAAGAGATTGGGGTTGTCGATGGTGATGGTGGTGTTGCCGGTGACGTTGCCCGACCAGGCGACGCGCTCGCCCACCCGGATCTCGGTGATGGCGTCCAGCGGGCCGTGACACAGGGCGAGGTGGGCGCCGAGGCCGTACCAATATCCGACCGTGTACTCCTGACTGCCCTTGCCGCCGCCGCTCATCGTGCCCGCTCCTTCTCGGCTTCCTCGGCGACACGGATTGCCATCGCGTCCCCCGTGGCACGTAGCCAATCGGCGGGGACCCCTCGCTCCACGAATTCGGCCCAGGTGTGTTCACGTCCCTCGAACCAACGCCGCATCCCGCGGGCGCAGTAGCCCAGGGCGCGGGCATGCTCCAGTCGAGCGATGACCTCGGTGGTCACTTCTTGCCCCCAGAGGAGGACTTGCGGATCGGGCGCACCTGGACGTCGCCGTACCAGACCACGTTTGGGCCGGAAATCACGCGAGTCCCGAACAGCACCGGGATGGGGGCGTCCTGGGAGGCGATGGGCACGTCCTTGTCGCCGATCTGGCCTGGCTGGGCATCCTGCACCTTGGGGCGAGGCGCGAGCAGCGCCGACAGCACCTTGGTGACGACCCAGACTATGATCTGCTGCCACATGGGAAAGCCTCACACGATGGCGTCGCCGGTGAAGGGATTCTTCACCGGGATGAAGGGGAAGCCGCCGAAGTTGTCTAGGTTGCCGAAACGGTCCTTGCAATGCGCCATCGTGTGGTCGCAGCCGGCATAGAGCTGGACCGCATCGCCCGCCGTGAGGCCGACCATGGGAGCGACCAGGGTGAGGTCGATCCCGGCGTGACCGACGATCATGCGCGCGCCGGCGGTGGTGGCGAGCATGCCGCCCACGAAGTAGCCGTCCGGCCGGCTGGCGGCGACGGCGACCTGGACGGTCACGCCGCTCACCGCCGCTACGGTGCCGTCCACGCGGAAGCTGTCCTTCAGCGCCCCGCATCCGCTGGAGTATAGCACGTGGCGGCACAGTAACTGATACCGAGCTCGTAAACCGGATCGTTTCAAACTCACTGTGATCGGCTCGCAGCTGAGGGTGGCCTCTGAGCCGGACAGCCGCGCACCGGTGACGCGCCCCTTCCAGTAGGTGATGAACTCGGCATCATCGATGTGGCGCCGGTAGATGGTCACGCTCACGACACCCTCGGGCGGGGCGGCGAGAAACAGACTCGCCACGGGAAGGCTCCGCGGCATGCGGATCTCCAGCCCCAGCCGCGCGAGCTCGTTGCTCTGCTCGATGCCGCCGCGCGAGATCGTCGCCGGCTGATAGGTCTCGGATTGGTAGTCCACCGCAACCTGCCCAGAGGTGTAGAGCCAGCGCTGCGTGCCCTGGGAAAACCGATATAACTCCTGCGGTTGGCCGCTATGGACGGATTGTTCGATGTCCAGATAGCTCATGATCTCAACGTCCTGGTGGAGAGCTGCACGCGCGCTACACTGTCCGTCTCCCAATGCAGCTCGACCGCGTCCTGGTCGAGCCGTGCCAACTCCAGGTACGAGACCTGCAGGAACTGCTGGGGATCGAGGGTCACGCCCAGCGGCGCGTCCAGGGAGAGCAGCTCCTCGTCCTCGGAGATCTCGTTCGCCCCGGTGATACGGCGATGGAAGGTGCCGGCCGTGGTGAGGAGCCGCAGGTCGCGCCGCAAGGGATCGGCGGCGACGAAGCGGGCATAGCCGACGTTGCGGACGACGAGGCCGGCATCCGTGGCCGCCACAGTACGGGTGACCTCCAAGTCGGACTCGAAGGTCGGCAACCAGCAGGGATTCGCCCGTCCCGCGCGTGCGGCGAGCCAGCCCCGGAAGGCATTCGCCGCGCTCCGGTCGGTGAGCAGCCAGGTCAGCGTGCGGCCGATGAGCGGGGCGCCCGACTCGTCGTCGAAGGTCGACAGTCCCGTTCCGTAGTCGATGATCGAGAGCTTCCTCCGCCACCTGTCCTCGAGGTCTGTGCTCCGGTTGGGCCGCCAGTCAAACACCCGGTAGCCATGATAGGCCGGACCCGCGTCGGCGACCGCGGGCGCCGTGATGTCCTCGACGCCGAATCGGCACCGGCCGACGGCGATGGTGTCGGTGGGACGCGCCACGGCCACCTCGCCCTCGAGGCGGGCGAGCCGCGCCGGGAACACCCGCGTACCGGCCGGCCAGCTCCCGGCCAGGGGGAGCTTGAGGGTCAGCGTGTTGCCGGCGATGGAGAGAATCTCCACCGCCTCGTGCCGCGTGTTGGAGCGCCACAATACGGCAAACCCGCCCGCGTGGTAGTCTCTGTTGGCTGCATCCTGCACGGTGAGCGCGGTGCTGCCGATGGCGACCTCGCCCGCAAGGGTGGAGCCGTCGGTCCACACCGGCAGGCAGTAGATGCGTGCGCCCCATGCGAACAACAGATGATCTAGCACCTGCGAGTCCCGGCCCTCGATCAGAAATCCGTACTCAAACCCTCGCCGTGGTATCTGGCGCAGGCGCACCCGCTGCTCGGTGCCGTCGTAGGACTCCAGTACCTCGGTGAGCCATTCCAGCCGCTCGGTGATCCCTTGCGACCAGTCCGGGCGCATACCGAAAACGACCACGCGGCGGCCAGTTACCGTCAGCAGCGCAATAATACCGCCGCCGAAAACAAACCGATAAACCGCATCAATAACCGGCGCGCCGCGTATATCAGCCACGAATGTATAGAGGCGCGATTGCAGCGGCCCGAAGGCGAGCGGGGGCGTCGGCTGTCCAGACAGCAATAACCCATCAGCCCCGACCCCTGTTATCTCAATGGCATTGAGCGTCTGCGCGTCGAACCGGGCGTTCCACACCTCCAGCACCCGCTCGACCGGACTCACCAGGTTGCCGAGATCGATAACAGAAGGGATAACGTGAATGCGGTTGTACCAATCAAATCCGAATGCCGGCAGACTAGCCCCGACCTTGTTTAGTCGCAGCTCATCGACTGGCTGTGTATTGACCAGAGCGCCAAAGTACGGAAGTGAACTAGCGCTTTGAACAACAGGGAACGTTGCTCGCTCATACTCAGAAATCTCAGGCGAGCGCGGCCAGGACGGCGGCTCCTGGATGGATGAACCGGGCAGAATTAAACCGGGTAAGGTCGGCATGATCCGCTCAGGGGATGAGTCTCACGGCATAGCCGTGCACGCCGCTCTTTCCGTTCTTGGAGTGGGCCGGGAAGGCCATCCACTGCTCGGCGCCCAGGGCGAAGACCTCGGCCGGCGCGTAGTGGGTGATGTTGAGGTAGCGCAGGTGAGCGGTGTGGCCGAAGGGCGAGAAGAAGCCGGAAGGCCGCGCCACGAACAGGTAGAACGGCAGCATCGGCGTCACGCCGTTCAAGGTGTTGGGCACGTGCCCCCACCAGTAGCGCGCCAGACTGTCGCGCGACGTGCCTGTGCCACCCTCCCACATGGACTTGGAGCGCTTGCCGGTCAATGGCGAGTTCTGGCAGACCGAGAACCAGGTGTCGGCCGAATCCACCGTGCCGCGCACGAAAGTCTGGCCGTAGCCTTTGTAATCGTTGAACGGCAGACCGCCGTGCCGATCGTAGGGGTAGCCGAAAACGTAGTCGTTGAAGCCGCTGTACGTATAGGTGTAGGCGTCCGGGCCGAACGCGCCCGACACGAACGCCCCGCCGCCGTAGCTGCCGAACTTCGCGAGATCCCCGAAGGCGAGATGGTGATAGACGCCGGGCGAGACCTCGGCCACACACATGATCAGTTCGGGCGTGGCGGCCGAGAGTAGGTGGTAGGTGTTGGCGGTGCCCACCTCGAACAGGCCGCAGGCCTCGGCGCGGTAGCTCGTGGTGTTGCTCACGTAGCTGGCGTTGACGATCGAGCCGGGTTGATCCCACCAGGGCTTGCCGGCATCGAATCCCGTCGAGCCGATCAGCCAGATGCCGGTGACGGTGTTGTAGCGCGTGGAGAGGCGCTCGTTCACCGCGGAGCGCAGATGGACGTAGAGCCCGCCCTTGGCGAGCGACAGGGTCTGCCCGGTGCCGTCGGGGACCCAGCGCAGCTGGGTCCAGCCGTTGGCCACCGCGAACACGCGCAGGGCATCGAGCAGCTGATCGGGGTTGGCGGAGGTGCCGGTCTGGTAGGCCATGGTTGTTTACTCCAGGCGCAGCGCCCAGTAGTCGCGCACGCTGGTGCGATACACGTTCTGCACCACGAGGTGGTCCACGCCGCCCACCGTGATCAGGTTCTCGGCGGCGTTGTTGAATCCGGAGACGTGATAGATGCCCTCCAGCTCGCCGAAGAGGTCGTGATCGGTGCCGGAGTTGTTCTGCGTGAGCACCACGGGCGAGAGCACGTAGGTGCCGTCCGGCGCCTCGCGCAGGTTGCCGAGATAGGTGTAGTTCGTCGGCCAGACCGGGCGCGGCCCGTCGTAGCGATACTCGGACGACGAGTAGGCGAGGTTCTGGAACGGCAGCCAGGCGCCCGAGGGGCCGCGCAGCATGCAGGCGGTGTTGGCGTTGTTCTGCCCATCCTCGCCGGGGTCGACGAAATGGCGGTGGTTGGGCGAGGTCACGCTGTAGTTGCGGCCGCGCTGGCCGGTCATCGAGCCGCCGACGAGCAGCGGATACGGGTACTGACCCGGCGTCGCGTAGGGCAGGACGAAGCCCAGGTGCGCCGCCTGGTAGACGGTCGAGATCTTCGCCACCACCACGGCGCGCCGGCCGTTTGCCACGAACCAGTACGGGATCGCCGTGTTCCAGAGCGACATCATTGGCAGCCAGCCGCTGATCGCGCCTGGTTGCGTATAGAAATCGTTGGCCGGGTTGAAGCCGATGAAGCCGTTCAGGTCCCACATGTAGTAGCCGGCCGTGGCGTTCTCGTAAGCGCGGATGCCGCAGTAGATCTCCTCGGCACCGGCGAGTCCCGGTGCCTTGAGGATGAGCTCTTTCGTGGCGGCGTCCGTCGTCCAGCGCAGCGCCTGCCACTGTTGGCCTGCGGCGACCAGATTTGGGTGAGCGGTGAGGAAGGCATGGAAGCGGTCCAGCAGATCGCGGTAATCGCTGGCCGTGCCGATTTCGAACGCCATTTATGCAAGCACCTGTCTGACGGCTCCCGCATTGCGTTGCAGGATGTTGAGGATGGTCTTCTCGCCCGCGGACGAGTTGAGGTAGTCGGCGGCCATGGCCGGGTCGACTACGTTGACGATGCGCACGCCTTGGCCCTGGGCCTGCGGGGCCGGCGTCTCCGGCACCAGCCCGCCCGCGGCGAACGCCAGGGTGCGACCGGATACGCGCGGCCCGCCGGACAGGCCGTTGAGTGACTGCAGAAAGTCCACGCCCACCCGTTTTACGGCGGCGGCGTTCAGCACGAACTCGCCGGCCGACAGGCGGGCCGGGATCGAGTCGCTGGTGGAGGTGCCCGGACCGGTGACGTAGCCGCCGCCGGCGAAGCCCTGGAACAACGACGAGACGATTGGTCCCAGGCTGACACCGCCCGCACCACCGCCCCCGAACAGGGTGCCGAAGAGCGCCTCGGCGAGCTTCTGCGAGGCGATGCGGTTGATGGCGGCGAGCACCGAGCGGGCGAAGTCGGCGAAGGCGTCCTTGGCCGACTTGGCGCCGCTGCCGATGGCCTCGAACATCTGCGCGAAGCCGTCCTGCACGGCCCCGTCGATGGCGACCGCGACGTCGTCCACCACGAGCTTCACCTGCGCGATCTCGTTCTTCCACGCCTGCACGCGTGCCGCCGCCTCGGGGCCGATGGCGGTGGCGGCGGCCTCCAGTTGCGGCAACAATCCTTCCAGCGCGGTCCCGGTCTCCCTATGTAGCGCGAGGATCTGCTGGCGGGCCTGGGATTCCGTGAGCAGCCCCGATTGCCGCTGCAGGTTGATCGACTCCTCGGCGGCGCGCATGCGCGCCAGCGCCTCGTTGAACTGCCGCTCGTAGGCGGCGAGGTCCGCAGCCGCGGCCTTGACGTCGATCAGGCGGCCTATGGTCGCCACGCCTTCGGTGTCGCCTTCGGCGCGCAGGCGCTCGATGAGGCCCTGGTACTGCCGCTCGATCGCGGCGCGACGATCGTCCGCCGTAGCAACGCCCGTCAGATCAAGCAACTCCTCCCGCACGCGGGCGAGCTCCTCGCGCAGGCCGCGCTCGGCCTCGATGGCCTTGCGGGCACTGGCGACCTCGACGTCGGCGCGTTTGTTGTTGAGCAGGATGAGATCGGCCTCGAGCTTGGCGACCTCCGCCCGGGCTCGCAGTCGCGCGCCTTCGTCTCGTCCGGTGGTCGAGAGACGCCGCTGCTCGGCCAGCAGGCCCTGCAGGAGCGCGATCTCCGCATCGATCTCGCGCGTCTCCAGCGCGGTCTTGGCCGCGTAGTAGTCGCGGATGGAGATCAGCCGGTCTTCGAGCGCCCGGTCGAGCGCACGGCCTTGGGCGTCCAGCGTTTCCTTGAGGAGCTTCAGCTCCGCGTCCGCCTGCGACTTCGCCAGCCCTAAACGGGCGGCGCCGGTGTCCGCCGCCGGTTTGCCGGGGGCTTTCAGGCGCTCGACGAGGGCGGGATCGGCCTTGATCGCGGGAGCCCGGACCGTGATGGGTTTGGGCTCGAACAGGCTGTCGCGGAACTGCGCCAGCTCGTCCAGGCGCTGGACGAGGCTGCCCTTGAGCTCGGCGATGATGGCCTTGGCCCCCGAGACGTTGCCGGAGAGGGCCTCGACGGCGGCCGCCATGCCGCCCCCGATGGCCTCGCCCAGGGCGACGAAGGCCTTGCCCACGGTGGCCGCGCCCAGCGCCACCGTCTTCAATGCCAGCAGGATGCCGTCCAGCACCGCTCGCAGCGTCCCGCCTTCCTTGGCCGACTCCACCATGCCGAGCGCCATCTCGTTCATGGCCGGGAGGAAGGCCTTGATGATGCGGTTGCCGATGCTGGTTAGGCCCAAGCGCACCTGGGCCAAGGCGTCGTTGAAGACCTCCGCCTGGGCGGCGGTGTCGCCCCCGATCTGCACGCCGAGAGATTGCAGCTCCGCAGTCAGCGCCCCGATGCCCTCGCGTCCCTGGTTGAGGAAGGGGATCAGGTCCGCGCCCGACTTGCCGAAGATCTCGACCGCAAGCGCCGTCTTCTCGGCGCCGTCGGGCAGCACCTTGAAGCGGTCGGCCAGGTCGAGCAGCACCTGGTCGGTGGAGCGCAGCGTGCCGTCCTGGTTCTGGAAGGCGACACCGATGGCGGCGAAACTGCGGGCCGCGTCCTCCGTGCCGGTGGCCGCCTCCAGCATGCGGGTGGCGAGCTTGCGCAGCCCGCCCTCGAACTTCTCCGCCGAGACGCCCGACAGGTCCGCGGCCGGTATCAGGGTCGACAGCGACTCCACGGTGATGCCGACCCGCTGGGACAGCTTGCTGAGCGCGTCCGCCGACTCCAGCGAGGACTTGACCATCGCCCCGAGCCCAGCCGCCGAGACGGCCACGCCGAGGTTCGCGAGCAGCCCGTTGAGGGAGCGCGCAGCAATGCCCAGGCCGCCGAGATTGCGCTTGATCGAGTCGAACGCGCCCCGGGTCTGGTCGACGGCGGTGATCAGGAGTTGTGCGCGGTTGTTGGCCATCAGGCTTTCGTCAGTTCGTTCTGGATCGCGCCCGCGAGGCGCGGCAGCGTCCGCCGCACGGAGCCGGCGAGGTCGAGGCGTCGTTTGAGCGTCACGGACTTGACCAGGACGGCGATGGGGATCTCCTGGCCGCGCTTGATCTGCTTGGCGCCGGTGCGGGCACGCTCGGCGCGCTTGAAACGGGCGAGCGCTGCGGCGTTCTCGCGGATGTTCTCGGCCATCAAGATGACCTTGCCGTCCTTCTCGACGAAGAAGGCGTTGCCGGAGCGCATCAGCGCATCCACCACCTGGCGGAAGCGCTTCGGGCCGATGCGCCCGGGCAGCAGCGGGATCAGCAGATTGCCGGCCACCGTGCCGCCCCGCTCGTGCGCGCCCAGCCAGGGGATCTTGCTGCCCACCAGTAGGGCCGGCAGTCGCTCGGGCTTCTTGTCGAGGACTTTCGCCCGCATGCTCGATACGAAGCTCGCGCGCTTCACCTGGAAGGCCGTGCGCATCTGTGCACGGGCCGCATCGCGCACCTCGCGCCCGCCCGACTGCATGCCGCGCGCGACCGCCTTGTGGATGGCCTTGCGGCGCTCGGCCGACCAGGCTTTGAGCTGCCTCGGGTCGAACAGGCCGGTGGCCGAGAGGCTAATCCGCACGGCCGAGCTCCCGCTGCAGCCGTTCGATGGCACGCCGGTCGCCCTGGCTGCCGACGGCGGTGACCACGAGCATGGCGTTGAGGCGCTCGCGCTCGTCGCGCGCCTCGGCCGCGAGAAAGGCTTCCATTTGGGCGAGGGTGTAGTTCAGGACGTCGGGGAGGCGGTGCCCGGAGCGGATGAGACGGTGGAAGGCGTCGCCCCACTCAGCCGGCCGTTCACCCGCGCGGCCGCGTGCTGCACGGCCGGCGCCAGCCGTTGCACGAAAAAATCCGCATTCACCTCGAACACGGTCGCCGCCAGGGTGATGGCATCGTCGAGAGCCAGCGCGTCCACCCACTCGCGCGGTTGGCGACTGGCGATCGCCAACGCGGTGAGCAACGCATCGCCGTGGTCCGAGAGCAAGGCGAGCCAGTCCGGTTCGCCCGCCAGTCGTTGCGCGAAAGGCTGCACGGCCTTGAGCATCGCCGGCAGCTGGCCGAGCACCAGCGGGCTGATCGCGAGGCGTTGGCCGGCCAGATCCACAACTTGCGGCTGCGGCACGAGGACATCCAGATCGGAGCCACTCATCGTCATCCCCCTCACAGCAGCACGATGCGTCCGAACTGGCCTAGGTCACCGGAGGCTGACTTGAGCGTGTCGGCCAGCACCTGGCCTGAAAGCTCGAACTTGAGCAGGTCATCGGTGATGACCGAGAGCTCCTTGGCCGGGTTGATAGCCACGCGGTAGAGGTCGATCACCACCTCGCGGTTGCTGTCGGCAGTGTTGAGCCCCTCGAAACGCACCCAGCGCTCCGGCAAAGGCTGAGTAAACATCGCAGTGACAGATGCCGTGCCATAGGCGTAGTCAACATTGAACGGCTGAGTATACGGGCCGCCAGTGGTGGCGTCGTTGATTACCAGAGACCCATGCTTTCCATTCACGGAATACTGCGTCGCGGGCAACGTTTTCGGCGTGGCACTAGAATCTTTGACCACCACGGACGAAACATTTTGCTTGGCAAGCAGGTAAAGCGCGCCAGTAGTGATCGGATTCGGCAGCGCTTCGGCAGTGACCGTGCCGCTAGTCTGGTTGGTGGTGGTGCCGTAGAGAGCGAGCGACAGGTTGGTCGCAATGAGCTCCTCCAAGGTGCAGGAAAACTCGCCCTTCTTGGTCTTGATGAGCTGAAGGTCGGTGAGGCGTTGTCCGCTCACCGATTCTTGATGCTCGATGGTTTCCACCGAGAGTGAGATTTTCAATTCGGGCACATTGCCCACATAGGTCAAACCCTGCGGGTTGCCGAGTGAATCGCGGGCGCCGATATAGACGCGCCCCTGTCCGGAAAAGTAAGGCATGGTCAGTCTCCTTTACGGGTCTTGATCGGGGTCTGGGGTTGGGGGTCGGCCGGCCGTGCGGCTCCGCGCTCGATCAGCCATTGGGCGGCTGCCTCGTCGAGATCGAGGATCTCGCCGGGGGCGTGGAGTTGGCCCGCATGGGTGTGCGGTTCGATGAGTTCGATGTGCATGGTGACTATCCTTTTTGGGTGAGGTCGGAGGCGAGCGTCCGGTAGCGAATCTCGTAGCGGGCAGGTACGGCCAGGGCTTGGCTGTCTGCGTCCTCCGCGTCCCACTCGCAGTCGATCTCGCGCACGCCCAGGGCCAGCCCGCCGAGGCTCGGCTCAAGCATCAGCGCGCCGTGCGCGGAGACGATGAGCGCGTCGGCCACGTCGAAGGCGTCGTTTTCGCGCGCGAGCGCGACGAGCCTCAGCGTCAGGGCGCGCTCACACCGGTCGTTCGCCTGCGCGAGGACCTGATCGCCTTCGATGAACAGCAGAAGCGCGGGGCTCGCCTCGCGCGGGAGCGGCACGGTAGGTTGGCGATGCAGCGGCGTCGGTGCGATCGCGGGACCGATGCGCGCCACGACCGCCCGGACCAGGCGCTCGCGGACGGAGGGCGTCATAGCCGGGTCAGCTTGGCCTGCATCTCGGGGCCGTCGCGCAGTTGGCGGACCTCGCGCACCCGATACGGGCTTCCCGCGATCTCCACCGTGTCGCCGGCGGCGAGGGTGAGCCAGGCGCTCGGGTACTCGAGGTGGTAGTCGCGGTTCAGAGCCAGCCCGTCGAGCGCCAGCTCGTCCGGGGCGCTGAAGACGCACTGCACCGTGAGCGAGCCCACCACGACGTCGGTGAGCAGCCCGGCGCGGCCGGCGGCCTCGTAGAGATCCGTCACCTGCGTCATCACGCTGCCGTCAGCTTCACCAGCACACCGGGCCGGTGGCACATGGGTAGCGGGTTGCTCTGGGTGTGCAGGTCGGTGCCGCGGTCGAACTTGCGCGGCTCCTGCTTGGCGTAGAGCGGCAGACCCAGGGTGTTGACCGTCTCGTTGAAGTCGGCGGGCGCGACGTAGGTGGCGAAGGTGTCGACGGTGCCGAGCGGGAAGCAGTGGGCCTCGCCCGCCGCGATGAAGCGCCGGGTGGTGCCGGAGGCGTCGCTCGCCTGGCCGCGGTACTCCTCGAAGGTGATGCCGCCGAAGGTGAAGCCGCGGCGCATGTCGTTGATGAGCACCGCGCCCTGCTGCCAGTTCTTGTAGGCCTCCTCGACCTTGGCGTGGCCGGTCAGCGTGTCGAAGAACTCGGGCGAGCACAGGCAGTGCACCCCGGTCGAGAACTCGCCCGAGAGGTTGTCCTCGATGTGGCGCAGCACCTCGGCGCACTTGCCCTTGACGTTGGTGTTGGCGTTGCCGAGGGCGAAGTTCACGCTCTTGGGCGTGATGCCGAACTCGGTGTAGAGATTGACCAGCGGCGTGGCATCGGCATCGAGGATCTCGCCCTTCAGCGCCCCCATGCGCAGGTGCTCCAAGGTGATGGCGTGCTTGTTGCGCATGGTCTCCAGGTGCCGGGCGAGCACGCCGGCCACGCTCTCGGTCTCGGTCTCCTGCCCGAAGCTGCGGATACCCTGGACCTCCTCGGGCAGCACCACGTCGTCGTGCGGGATGTGGGGCACGACGAAGGCGCGCATCGCCCGCTTGCCGCGCTTGCCCACGGTGCCGGGCGAGCCGGGCGGCAGGGTCGGCAGCAGGTTCAGCACGCCGTGCATCTCCTCCACCACGACCTGGCGGGTACGTACCGGCTTGATGGGGAACAGGTCCAGGGTCTCCAGCCGCCCGTAGCGGTTGGGGATCAGGTTGATGGCGGCGGTGAGGCTCGCCATCGAGAAGGCGGGATTGGAAAAGGGATTCTGCATGGTCAGGCTCCTTCACGAACGAGGATGCCGCGCGTCTCGAGGGCGGCGATGGCGGCGGACTGCTGCGCGGGCGTGATGCCGGCAGGCCAGATCAGCGCATGGCGGGCGACGATGGCGTGGCGCGCGACGATGACCGCGTCACAGTCGGCGGCGGTGGCGTCCGCATCGGCGATCAGCACGCCGGCGGGCAGCTCGGTGCCGTCGGTGGCGGCCGGGTCGAGCGCCTTCAGCTTGTTTGTGGCGGTCTCGCGGCCGACGACGCTACCCAGGACGAGGTCCTGGCCGGCGACGACGGTGGCCGGGTCGCGCGAGTACAGGTTGGGCGCCTCGTACTTCAGCAGGTCGCCCAGGTTCATCGGTTCAACTAGGGTCGGCATGGTTCACTCCTTTCCGGCGAGGTGCTTGACCGCCTTGATCAGCGGGTTGTGTTCGGGGGAAGCGCGGTGCGCTGCGTGCGCATCCGGATGGATCGCCGAGCCGATCTCGGGGCTTTGGGTGCGGGCGGCGAGCAGCGCGCGGCGGACATCGGTTTCCGAAAGACCTGCGGCCAGGAACTCGGCGGTGCGCTCCGGGCAGCCGCCGAGCTGGCACAGCTCGGCGATGGCCACGGCCTCGCGCCGGTCCGCCACGGGGGCGGCGGGCGTCTCGGGCGCGGGCGCCGAGGAGGCAGCAGCGGCGATGAGGTCCGTCTCGGGGACTTCGGGGGTCGGATCGGGGGATCGCATCGGGTCGTTCTCCTGTTTGGCGTAGGCGGAACCGGGACGCGTGCGGGGGGCCGGGTTCCGCGAACGGCCCTGCGGGTTCAAGAAGGTCGCGAAGACGGCGAGCAGCTGGTCGCGGCTCGCCACGGCGTCGGCGAGCCCGCTGCCTATCGCCTGCTCGCCGAAGAAGAGCCCGGCCTCCGTGGCGCGCACGGCGTCGGGGTCCAGCCCGCGCATAGCCGCCACGTGCCCGACGAACAGGCCGTAGAGGCGATCCACCTCCGCCTGGAGGCGCACCAAAGCCTCGTGGTCCAGCGGCTCGTGGGGCGAAAAGTCGTTCTTGTGCCGGCCGGCGGTGATCGCCGTGTAGCGATAGCCCTGCTGGGCGTCGCGGACCGACTGGTCGACGTGCATGGCGATGACCCCGACCGAGCCCACGCCGCCGGTGCGCGTGACGGCGAGATGCGAGGCGGCGCAGGCGATGGCGTAGGCGGCCGAGAAGGCGGAGTCGGCGGCGATCGCCCAGACCGGTTTCACGGCGTCGACCGCGCGGATGCGCTCGGCGAGCTCGAACACGCCGCCCGCCTCGCCGCCGGGTGAGTCCACGTCGAGCAGGATGCCGGACACGGCAGGGTCGGCGAGCGCAGCATCCAGACGGGCGCCGATCTCGCCGTAGCTCATGAGGCCGGAAGCGGCCTCCAGCCCCAGGGTTCGGCGCACCAGCGTGCCGTGGATCGGGATCACGGTGATGCCGGGCGGTGCCGCCACCTCCGGGCTCGCGGGCATCACCGCCGGTACGGCGGCTTCAACGTCGGGCAGACCGATGCGGAGACCGAGCACGGAGAGGATCACGTCCAGCTTCGAACGCGCGATGAGAAGCGGCGTCCCGTAGAGACGGGACGCCAGGTGTACGAGCTGCATGTCAGAGGTCCTGGATGTCTTGCGGCGGTGCCGGGTCGGAGGCCGCCGCGGGTGGGTTGCGGTCACTCGCCACGTCCCTGTGGCTCGCCCTTCGGGCAGCCTTCGGCTGTGCAAAACGGCCTCCTGCCGTTTTGTCGTGGCGCGGGTCGGAATCGAAGACGAGGCCGAGCGCATCGGCGCGCCGGTTGTCGGCGGCGATCTCCCGATCCACGTCCTCGGCGTCGTAGCCGAAGGAGGACACCGCCTCCGAGCGGGACAAGAGCCCCGCCCGGATCGCGGTGAGCATGGCGTTGAACTCCTTCTGCGGATCGACCCACTGCCAGCCCTGGGGAATCCACTTGCACGCGAGCCAGGCGCGGCGCCGCGCGGCATCCCTGGCGAAGCCGGGGAGATCGAGTCGTCCCTCCAGCACCGCCTGCGCCATCCACGCGCGCCACACCGGGCGGCAGAGCTGGTGAACGATGACGCCGTGCTGGATCGCCTCACAGCGGCGGCGGAATTCCAGCAGCCCTGCGCGGATGGAGGAATAGTTCACCTGGGTGAGGTCGCCCGTGAGCTGCTCGTAGGTCACGCCCATCGCGGCGGCCACGGCGCGAAACTGCTGGCGCATGAACTCGGCGTAGGAGCCGCCCACGTCGGCCGGCTGCGAGAACTTCACGTCCTCGCCCGGTTCGAGGATCTGCAGGGTGCCCGGCTCCAGCCCCGCCAGGGCCACCCCCGCGGCATCGGCCGGCCCTTCGCCCATCAGGGCGTCCTCCGGCTGGTCGCGGGTGACGAAGCCGGCGAACATGGCGGCGGTCTTCTTGCGCACCAGTTCCGCGTCGTCGTACTGATCGAGCTCGTTGAGCTTCACCAAGGCCCGCGCGAGCCAGGGCTCGCCGCGGATCTGCCCGGGACGCAAGGGCCGGAACAGATGCACGATCTCGGCGGCGGGCACGCGCACCGTCTCCATGCCTCCGCCACCGGACATGGGCGCGAGCAGGCCGTCCTCCGGGTGCGAGCGGTACAGGTGGTAGGCCACGCGCCGCCCGAGCCGGTCGAACTCGATGCCGGCGCGGATCACATTGCCGTTCTCGGCCAGCCGGTTGAGCGTCACGGGCAGGTGCTCGGGCTCCAGCACCTGGATCTGGAGGGCCACCGGCAAACCGTCGTCCGGCCGCCGGTAGCGCAGCCGGATCAGCGCCTCGCCGCCTTCGAGCATGGCGCGGCAGGCCAGGGCCTGGAGACCGTAGAAGTCGGTCAGCCCCTGGGCGTCGGCCTCCTCGGTCCAGTCTCGCCAGAGGGCCTGGATCGTCTCGCGCATGCCCGGGTCCTCGACCAGCGACTGCGGCTTGATGCCGGTGCCGATGGCGTTGGCCACGAAGGCCTCGATGCCGGCGGCCGCCCAGGCGTTGCGCCGGACCAGGTCACGGCTCTTGGCGCGCAGCTCCGTCTGGGTCGTGAGCAGCGCGGCCACCGCGCCGGGGTTGCCCGGCATCCAGGCGAGCGCGCGTCGCCCGGTGCCCACGCCGTCGTAGGTGGGCGTCGCGCCGAAGGCGAGCTTGAGGCGGGTCCAGAAGCCCATCACAAAACCTCCGGGAGAGGTTTTGGACGCGCGCCAGCGCGCCCGTCAGGGGGCAAAACAGGGATGTTTTGCATCACAGCCCCTTGCCCGTGGTGACCCGGATCTGGCGCACCTTGTGTCGGCCAGACTCGCGGGCGAGCGCCGCATCGATCTCGCGCAGCGCCGCGCGCAGCTCGTCCACCGAGCGGTACTCCACAGTTTTATCGCCAAAGGTGACACGCCGCTCGCCGCGCACCAATGCCCGCTCCAGCGCCTCGCGATCGGCCGCCGTGTAGGCCATGGTCAGACACCCGCCAATGCAGCCAGCTCAAGGACCAAATTGGTCTGGTTCGTGCTGCCATTCTTGAAGTTAATGCGCACGAAGCGGCCGATGGGCCGACCCTGAACAACGAATTGGTTGTTACTGCCACTGGGTGAGTGCCAGGCAAGATTCGGATTAAAATTGGCGCTCGCCGTAACCAGCCAACGCACGCCGTCAATAGAACTATTGATACTCATAGATTCCTGACTCGATGCGATGCCGCTCTTGCGGGCTATCAGCAGCGTGTAGATGGACCCCTCACCCAGATCTACCACGTCGGTATTGATGGAGCCATTGGCGGGCAGGGCTCCCACATCGTAGGTAAAAGCAAGGGTCGGTGCGCCAATCAGGTATCCCGACGAGTTGCAACGGATACAGCGGGTTTCGTCTTGCCCGGTGGTCGAGTTGTAGTAGGTGCCTTCCAATATCATCTTCAGCTCATCCATCGACTCTTGATTACGGACCGGCGCCGGATGCGTCGGCCCGAAACGACGACGCCCACGGAGTCGTGGGCATCTTCTGTGATTACGGTATGTTCGTCCTGCTCGGGCGGTGCGGCGATGCCCAGTTGCCTTTCCAGCTCACGCCAGTGACGCTCATCGAAGCGGTCGAGACCGCTCGCTGCCGCGGCGGCGCGGGCGTACACGTAGCAGTCCAGCGCCTCGTTGCGTTCGCGCATCTTCTGCCACTCCCGCACCGGGAAGCCGTTGCGGTCGCGGCGAGTGATCAGTTGCTCTGCGCAGAGCTGCTGGACGTACTCGGCGTCGACCTTGGGCAGATGGACGAAGCCTGGCGGATAGATCGGTGTGGTGCCGTCGCCGGCCACATCCGCGCTCTTGCGCAGGTTGTTGTAGAACTCGAGCTTGGCGAGTCCCACCGCCACCGAGTACACCTTGATGCCCCGGCGCAGCTTCTTGCCGCCCTGCGACACATCGACGGCGGTGGGCGTGCCGATCAGGGCCGCGCCGCGCGGGACGCCCTTGATCGCCATCAGGCGCGTGTCACGCACAGCACGCACGAAGGCGTAGGCTTCCTGGGTGGCGAAACCGGTGTCGAGTGCGAAGCGCGCCAGCGGAACCTGGTTGCCGGATTCGTGCGTCCAGGTCTCGTCGATCAGCTCGGACAGCCGTCTCCACACCGCATCCCGTGCGGTGTCGCCCAT